CTTCAAGTCGCCGTCAGCTGTCACCATCTGGCCAGAGGTCGTCGCCTATCAAAAATCGTTTGAGGGCGACATGAAGCGGATCCTCTTCAATGAGTGGCAGCTCTACAACCTCTCCATTAGCCCTGTAAAGGGTTTCCGTGGTGACAAGCTCGCTAGGTTGAGGGGGATCATGGGGCTCTTCGAGCACAAGAAAATTATCTTCAACAAGTACCGTGATTTTAGTTGCATGATCGACGAGATCGTCAACTTCGGCCATTCGCCTCACGATGACTGCGCTGACTCATTGAATATCGTGGTGCAAGGCCTCATGCGACGCGGAAGCGCGCAAATTGAGTGGAACTAAAATAGAAGAATGAGCCAGGCTACCCACGACCGTTTCCGGCGCATCCTTGAGGCTGCACGCAAGCGAGACGGCGCGTCCAATACGGACACAATGATTGTGAACAGCCATCTCTCGCAGATGAAGCTGTTCATGTTGCGCCAGGGCCTGGAGTTCTATCCAGCGCAGGACACTTTCGGGTTCCGAAAGAAGTTCATGGCGCAGCTGGTTGAAGAGAATGAGATTGACACCCGCCTAGAAGGCATTATTGATGACTTCCTGATTGACGGGAAGGGTCTGTTCTATTTCAGGCCGGTCAGGGACACCTACCGGATTATGTGGTTCAGCTCGGAGAACTACCGGGCTTACTACGACTCAGTTGGCCAGCTCGAGGAAGTTGAGCTGATCTATTCGTTCACGGTTCGCCAGACCATGAACGCGCCCATCGCCGTGGGTGATCAACAGGGCTCCAAGCGCTACGTCAAAATGCGTGTGCGCAAGGACGAGATCAAGGAAACGATCTCGACCGAGAAGCCAAGCTTTGATGCCGGCGCCCAGTCCCTGGCATTTGCGGTCAACAAGACTCGGACGCTGACCAACTCCCTGGGCTTTGTGCCTGCGGTCGAGGCGTTCAACAACATGCGTTCCACGGGGATGGACGCAACCGGTGAGTTCGACTGGCTTGCCGAGCAGATCGTGACCCACGACGATCTGGTCAAGAACATCCGCACCAACATCCACTTCTTTGGCAACCCGACCCTGGTGTCGAGCCGGCCGAAGCACGACCTTGTCGAGAGTGGCGAGGACGATGGATTCCGTCCGACCATCAGCTCTCAGGCCGGGTTCTACGCAGCGAATCGCCCGTCTACACGGGTCAGCTCACCGCTCTCTGGGGGTGGTGGCGGTGGCATGAAGGTGCCCCGGATTATTGCGAACGTTGAATCAACTGACCGCGCGGTGTATCTGACACCGGATGCAGTTTCCGGTGACCAGAACCTGTACGCCCGTCAGTACCGAGAGGAAATTCGTACAGCCCTTGGCGGTGTCGACGAGCTCGGTATTACGGCGGGTGCGACTGCTTACGAGATCAAGTCTCTCTACGGCCGAGCGGCCACTACTGCATCACGTCGTTGCCGTGGTCTGTTGACCTATGGCCTGTGCAAGCTGTTCAGCTTGATCATCTTCAACGAAGAAAAAATCTTCCGCGAATCATTCGCAGCTGCAATCGGCCTTGAGCGCCCTGAGGCACCATTCCGCGAGCAGTTCCCGGATGATGCTTCATTCGAGGAGGCAGCAACTCAGTTCCAGGAAATCCTGAAGCAGTACGAAGGGAATCTGGAAGAGCAAGTTGCAGGAGCAATTCAGAATCGAACTCTGCCTCCTGGCACTGTCGGGCTTATACCTGATGGTGACCGAAAGGTCGAGTGGCGCTGGAAGGGACCCGTCTTTGAGGATGGTACGGAAGATATACTTAACTCAAGTATTGTCGTTCGTAACCTCCAAGAACTCGGTGTTAATTCCATCGAGGCTCTTCGTTATCTCTTCCCAGACAAAACTGATGAAGAGAGGAGCGCAATGCTCAGTGGCTATCCATTCAGGATGGCGCAAGCCACGCAACAAAGCATTGGCACATTCCTGACGCTCGTTGAAAACATGCGTCAGATCCCGCATCCGCAAGCACCCGACTTACCGATGCTTGCGGATCCGAAACTTGATCTAACCCCGTACATCTACCGCGCACTTGACTTCCTCAAGCGCGAGCTGACTTATGCAGGACAGTACAGTGATGACACAGGCGGCGGCGACCCCGCAGGCCTCGATCCCATCGAGCGCGCCCGCGCCGACGCAGGCTTACCAATCAGCTCCGGTCCAGAGCGCCCCGAATTCATACCAGACTCCTTCGGCGCCGCAGCCGGAGGCTCCGGTCAGTTACCAGCAGGCGCCGCAGGCGGCCCCGCAGGTGAACCCATGGCAGCAGGCGTTCGAGCGCCTCAGCGACAGCCTGAGCGCGACGCGCAGCTCCCAGCCCCAGGCAGCCTTCTCAACGCCGACCCCGCAGGCAGCCCCTACGCAAGCGCAGGCATGGCAAGCTTCGGCACCGGCGGCATTCCAGGCGGCGCCTTCCGTTTCGGGGCTGCAGACCTCAATTCCCCAAGCAACGCCGGCGTACTCCCCGACACAGGCGCCCAGCTACAGCAGCGAGCAGACGCAACTCGGGAGCGACGAGTATCTCGCAAGCGTCAGCAACGAAAGTCTTGAAGTCCTTCAGCACTTCGGCGCTGAAGCTCCTGCACTTCTGAACCGCTACTCCTGCGTTGTCGAGGACGCTCTGTTGGCTCAGGCCGAACAGACCGCCAACGTGATGCAGCAGGTTGAGCAGCTGGGTATCTCCCTTGAGGCTGCCCAGAAGGTCATTGACGCCGCAGCGGAGGACAACGCTGCGTACCACGTCATGCTGACCAACCCCGACATGTTGGCTGCATACGTCAACGACTTCTTCGGTGCTGAAGGTCCCTATCCCCAGGAGACTGCTCAAGATCGGCTGGCCGCTGAGGTTGCCGCTAACGAGCAGCGCTTCCAGCCCCCTGCCAAGGCTTATCAGCGTCCCGAAATCGAGATGCAGCAGCCTGGCGTTCAGGCTCCCCAGGGTGGCGATGACTTCTGGGCCAACTTCAGCGCACTGAGCGACCGCAATCCCGCCGCCGCCTGGCAGCTGCTGTCCCAGGCAGGCCCTGACGCCCTTCGCAGCAAGGTGCTGGTTTCCGAGGGCTGATCACTATCCGGCCCCAGGCTTCTGGGGCCTTTTTCTATGAACTATCCCGGATCCCTCCCTCAGAACGAGAATATCAACGCTGTGATGCTGAATCAGCAGCCTGGCTCTCCAGATGCCTATCAGCTTCAGCAGTCGATGCAGCAGGCAGCGAAGAAAGCCGAAGTTGATGCTGGTACTAACCAAGCACAGAACATTGCGGCAATCAGTGGTGCAGCACGGGCCGCCGCTGCTGGTCAGGACACCCCTGAGAACCAGGCGCGTGCCTTGATGTTGAACTATGCGACTGGTATTCAGTCAATTACACCTGGCGGTGGTCAGGCCAAAATGGCACTGGCTCAGGATGATGCACGGGAAGTGATGCGTCGCATCTACGGATAGAACTTGATCGTTAGGATTAGGCTCTAGCTGATATCAACCTGTGCGGCTTGCTGGCAGCGACGAAGTCTTCAACTCGCTGTCAGCAACAGCACGAAATACTAAGCGTGATTCTGGTCAGCACGTTGAAAGTGTGATTGAGCAGATCGAATTATTGCGTGCGAAAGGTTTAGGCGAGCAAGCCGCCATTACGCACGGCCTGAACATCTGGGAAGGCAAAGAAGAAGCGGTGTCAGCCGGACCGCGATTTGCTGCGATTTACGGCGATGTACCAACTAGCCCTCCAGGGGACGATAGCCCTGGCAATAGCTCTGATTGAGAGCTTTGAAGGCATTGAATATCAGGCATATACCGATCAAGTAGGAGTTCCAACCATCTGCGCTGGGTTGACCCAGTACCCGGATGGAACTCCGGTGCAAATCGGTGATAAATGCAGTGCACCAGTCTGCAGGGCTTATTTGCAGACGATGCTGGAAGAGCAGTATGTCCCTGCGCTGATTCGAATCCCGGGGTGGGATCGGCTGGGCAAGTGCAGGAAAGCTGCACTGTTGAGCTTTGCTTGGAATATGGGTCCGAACTTTTACGGGCGTGAAGGTTTTGAAAGTATTACGAGCGTTCTTGCTAGAGGAGCCAAGAACCCGGAGGCTTACGACGAAATCCCATCAACTCTGTCGAAATACGTCTACGCCAATGGCCGTGCTCTTGAAGGGCTAAGGATTCGCCGAGCAGAAGAGGGCCGCATTTGGCAGCGCGAGTCGGATGGAACGATGCTTTACGACTGCAACCTGGCGACGTTCCTTAAGAAGGCACCAATCCCGAGCAAGTTTCTTTCGAACGATGGGAAGCTGGGGTTTCAGCCTGGAGAGCGCCTTGAGGTCGTTGCTGTTGATGAAATCCCAGAAGATTCGCATCAATGGGTGACTCTTAAGGAGACTGGTGAGCGATGGGCGCTCTATAGGCCGCATTGGTCGATCTGGAGCGAGTCACGTGCGAAGGACGGCAATGATGATGGCTTGATTGATTGGGGAGACTTCTCAGCGAAGGTCAGCAGGCATCTGACCGTCGGCGAAATACTGCAATGGGACAGCCGCAGAAGGCCCGATAGCGGGAGCGAGATCGAGAGAGAGCTAATTGCGCTTGCTACTCAATACGACTTCATTACAGAGGCTTGGGGCGGCCCCTTAGGCGTTACCAGTGGGTATAGGCCAGAGCCAATCAATTACGAGGTCGGAGGAAAGCCAGGCTCATTCCACACCAAGGGGATGGCGCTTGATATCTATCCAGTTGGTGAAAGCTGCAGCGTGTTCCACAAATGGTTGAGCCGCCGATGGAGCGGCGGCCTGGGTGATGGCTGCAATCTCGGATTCGTGCATATCGATATCAGGGATGAAGGTCGCTTCCATCCCCGAGCCGATGCTCGACCGTGCTGCACCTGGGGCTATTAGTCGCGCTGGCGCCAGTCGTCGGTTTTGTCTTGGTGGAACCAGGAGACGATTTCTTCGACACTGTTGAATCCATCAACAATGTGATTAGAAGGATCTGGATCTCCCAGATCCATCTTGTTCATGAAGTCATCAAGGCCGCCCGGGACCATGTCAGGGTTGTTTGCAGCGCGACGTGCCCTGCGCAGCATCTCAGCAGCGCTGCGGTTGGATTTGCCGAGCTTGTCAGCCCAGATCATGTCGTCGAGCTTGACCTCTTCTCCAGAAGCGATGCGTTTGCAAATGAACTCAAGACGGAGGCGATATTGAGTCGACAGCATGCTTTTTTCTGGAATGTAACGAGATCACTTGCCTTGGCCACGCAAAAGCTTCTTGCCTTTTTTGGGACGGCTTCTAGTGCCCTGACCTTGTGTTGTCGTTTTCTTGATGGGATCCTTGTGGATCGCACCCATCAGGCTCTTTGAAGTCTTTGCCATCAGACCACCCGCACGGCCATTGCGCCGATGTTGAACTGAACGGTGTCGCCAATCTCGACATCGACGCTTGATGTCAGCTGACCAGAAGCGAGGAAGTTGCCACCACTGGCTGCATCCCAGACACCGAAGTGAGTAACGGTGATAGGGGAGACGTTTGTAGCAGATGTGGTCAGCTGAACAACGCCGGTATTGGTGACTTCAAAGCCACCACCAGAGGCACCTGCAACTGTGCTGAGCGCAGCGCTGGAGATAGCGGTCCTGTTGGTGGAGCTGGTAATGGTGTTAGTCACATCACCGTTCGTACCGGCAGTACCGGGGTCAGACGAATGCAGGGAGATGTAGACATTCGAGAGCGCAGTCGGGAAGGGAGAGCCTTTGACCCAGTTCAAGACTTGCGTCGCAAAATACTGCGAGAATGCCATGGACTTCTATTATCCGAAAGAAAAACTATTTACCCCATATCAGGGGCCGCCATAGCCTCCTCCGTAAGGAGGCGCCGAACTAAGCGTAGCTATATTTGCGCCAGTAACTGATGCCTTGCCGCCTATCTTGTGCGTCATCTTGAGTCGACCGCTAGGCAGCATGGAACAGATAGCCACACCTTCTGGAGTAGTCAGAGCCCCTCGGGTTCCAGAAGTGACGAGCAAGACACCAGTTGGGCGCTTGAGTTGATCGTTGGTCGGGATGGTGGAGACAAGTGGGCCAGTCAGAAGTACGGGGCCAATCATCTTTGCGATAGCAAAGCGTGCGTACGATTGGCTGCTAAGGGTGACTAGGCCTTCAAGAGCAGAGAAGCGAATTGCTTGGACTTCAACGCTATATGGGATTTTCTGCCAGAGGCTTGACGAAACGGTGAAGTAATAGGTGCCAGCTGGCATCGGCTGACTGAATTCTTCAAGATCGGTATTCTCAATCTCATTTGCGTAAGAGAAGCCGAAGTCATTGAGCTGACAAGGTTTGCGCTCAGAATTCAGGATGCCAACGCTGATCTGTTTATCGGTGTAGCGATTGACGTTGTTCTTGAGGATCCTGAGATCGGCTGTGCCTAGGGTCGTGATCTTGAAGAAGAGAGTATGAGTTCCAGTCTCTCCGCCAATCTCACCACTGAAACTGCCATAGAAGTTGTTTACCGCCCCAAGGTCGCGGGACTTGGAGACCGAGTTGTGCTGGACAAACGCCGGGCGCAGGAAGGTTGGATAAGAAGGATCGCTCCCGCCTTGCTTGGTTTTTGGAGCTCTGGTTGGTCCTCCAGCGGCTGGTGAGAGGGTGTTGTTTCGAATGCCGACCTCCGACATCGAGCCATTGAAAAGCCCAACAGTCAGGTGGAGAATCAGGCTTCTCTTGAAGACCGTGTCAACGACAACCGAGTAGGCCTGAGAGTCGCCAGCAATGTAGGCGTCGTAGTACGGGTCGACGTCCGCAAAGGTGGAGCTGAAAGAACCCTTTGCGGGAAGGGTGAAATACCCCCGCGCATAACTGGTGGGCGCTGCCCCGTAGGGGAAGTTTGTGGTGGCTGGGAGGAACTTAAGCGCCCGGGAGAGGAGCGCATCGGTAACTGAGCTGGCAAACGTGCCTGATTCCGCTTCTAGGTAGAACCCGAAGCCGGCGCTGACGGGTGCAGCTGTGGCGGAGTAGGACGCTGAACCAGCGTCAAAGAAGCTCCTGTAGCGGGTAAAGACCTGCGGGAGCGTGACGTTGTATCGGCGACTGATCAGCTGGAGAGTGTTCTCCAGGATGTCACCGTTAAGGGTGGTATTAAGAGCCAGAGGCTCAGCAGTTAGATCTCGCTTGCCGTATTGGACGACAACGCCAACCGAGATGGTCCTGGTGAAGCCGCCCAGGCTGACATTTCGGCTGCTGACGCTTTTCTGTCCCGCAGGAATCAGCAGATCGTGGATACCAATCGAGGTGGCGGGGATTCCAGCAGCATCAGAAGAGACGCGCGTGGTCGCACCACTTGGCGTATCGCAGGCCTCGAGTTCGCCTAGAGCAGATCCAAACCAAACAACCCTGGAGCCAGCAGATGGGGACTGGGTCGGACAGAAGTATTTGATCGTGTCCTGATTGGAGGCGTTGTAGAAGGATGGGTTGCCGTCGAATTTACGGGCATTGCGATAAATGACCACAGAAGTGCGTGTCGCACCAACCCATACGCCGACAGTTTCAGTATTAGTTTTGGCGTACTTGTATGCGAGGCGAAACGGCAGGTTTCCGCTGTTAAAAAGGATTGTGGTCCAACCAGAGTCAGCGGGAAATGGGGCCGTGGAAGACCCTGACCCGTTAACAGCAAAGACGATTAGTAAGTCATTCGCCTGGTGCGAAGGCATGACAACACTGAACGTGTCGTCAACTGCCCCGCCGACGAAGGTGACCTCGTCGTCCTGCAGTCGATAAACAGCACGAAAGCGAGTATCGAAGGCCCCGGTTTCAACCGAGAGCCTCCGATAGGTGAGATCTACGGGCGCTGCCGTTGAGCTGAACGAGGCCGATGCAGCGGCAAGATCTGGATATACCGCTGGCATGGGTTACCTCGGGCGGTGAATGATCAACCCAGGGTCAGAGCGCCTGAAGCCTGGTCAAAGTCAATAGTGAGACTCTCGCCGGAATTCAGGGTGAGAGGTGCGCCGTAATCGAAATAGCCGATCAGCGGATCAGCGGGAGAGGTCGGCGTGTCGTTGTAGAGGTAGATGTACTGGAAGGGGCCAACCGTTCCAGTGGAGCTAAGCGTGAGGTCGTCGAGGACCAAGCGATAGGTGCCGGAAGTCTGAGCAGAGCTACTGGTCGTGACGTTCCGAGAAGTCAGACCGGTGTAGCTGATCTGAGTGACATTGGCCAGCACGCAGTTCGTGGTGGTCGTTGTCGGAGGGGTGGTTTCGGCGGAGGGAGCGACGTTGCTCAGCGCGAGAACAAGCTGGTCGCTGCCCAGATTGTGAACACCTTCGCTGAGATGCTCAACAAAGCCGTTCAGTTTATTGAAGACAGCCATTCTGCTGCAGCTTGATTATGGATCCAGTCTAAGGAATGTTGCGTGGGATTATACGTCGTAGATCCTGCACTGCTCATCACCAGGATTGTCCTCGCAAAACTGGATGAATTTCTGTCGCATCCGAGAGTCCTCGCAGACGGCTGACTCCTGGACGGGTTCGAAAAAGATGTCGGTGGGCTTCTTCTCGACAGCGTCTTTATTGAATACGCAGAAGCCGTCTTCGCATCCGTGTTGGTCTAATTCCATTTCCTTATGTTCTCAATCTCTAAATGCTAAATAAGCCAGGTGCCGCCGCACGGGGGCCAGTCGCACGGCGGATCAGTTACCAGTCTGTTGAAACTGCAAAAACCCAGACTCCTGGCTCGGTAAGTAGGCTCCTGACGCAGTTCTTCTTCGGAGCATTCACATCTTATCGAGTCCTATTGGATAGGAGGCTTGTTGACGAAGGTTTTGCGCATCGTCTTATGGATATAAGGTCTCATGCTGGTGATTAGGTGCGAGGTGGTTTCTCTTGAGAATGAAATCACAAGGGAACCATTCCCATGCTTGAAACACGTGCAGGGAAAGCCATTCCGGTTGAGCCAGTCAGCAATGGCTTCATTGCTTGAGTCGCCAAGGCGTGTCATGAACTTGCCCTTGCGTCCAACCATTCTCCCTCGGTCAGACCAGAGAGCCGTAATGCCATAGAGGCCACAGATATCCATGATCTGAGGGGTGACGATCTTTTTGTCACGGGGGTACATCAGCTCGTAGGCCCTGTGAAGCTCTTCACTGCGCAGCCGCAAGCGCTGCTTGTCGTAGAAGCCGTCGGTCGGGACAACATCCCAGAAGTACTCGAGTGTGCCGGGATGGCTTAATCGAAGCTGCTTGAGCTGGTGGTTCTGGTAGACCTTTTCGGTTTCAGAGCGAACGATCTCCAACCAGGGGCGCAAGCGCCGCCCCCTCAATCCGATGTTGCCGACTCCCAAGCAATAACTCAGTACGCGCTGAACGAATTGCGCTGACATCGGGAATATCTCCAGTGAATAGATGAAGGCGGCTGGGCGGGGCGTAATCGATCAGTGCTGCCTGAGCTTTCTTGGCTTCGGTGGCGTCAAAGTAAAGACGAGGTTTCTGCCGGTATTCCTTGAGATCAGAGGAGGCACCGGTCAGCATCTCGAGCCAGGACTGCAGCCGCGCCGCCTCGGCCCAGGTATTGCCGACCCTTGTGAGCTGGGCTTTGTGAGTGGCCGGGCTAACGCGGGCACCCTCTGCCCAGCACCATGCAGCAGCCTTGGCGCCAAGGAGATCTAGGGCTGGTTGAGTGATTGTGCGCTCACCGGCCGGATAAAGGAGGTTGTAGACAGGTCGAAGCTTGTTAGTCGAAACGCGAAAGCGAAGAACAGTTGTTCGCTTGCCGTTGTCCCTGGCCGAACCCTTGTAGGGAGCAATTTTGGCTTTCGTGGGGAAGAATTGGCGAAATTCGGCTGCCTTGTCTTCGAGGTAAGCAGAGGATTTGATCCCTGCAGTGAGCGTCATCTGGATGTAACCGCCAGTAGGACTGCGGTATGGGACGAGACTTCCATCAACCAGGAGCAAACCGAGAAGGCCCCTGACATCGGTGACATCCAAAAAGTGTTCCCTATAGATGAACACTATATTAAGAGCAGGCACGCAAATAGCGTGCGATAAACCCTTACAGCTAGGAATCTTCGACCCATGTGGATCGATAATGATTTTCCGAAGCTGCTAGGTGCTGAGCTCTATCGCCCCCATCCCGGTTACATCATCGAGATGGCCGTAGAGCCCGTGGTTGTGCACGATTTCGCCAAGCAACCCGGTCAGACTGTCCAGCTGGATCGTTATCGCTTCTGGGGCAATCCTGGTAACAAGGATTCCCGTGAGCGCACTGCCGATCAGACTCTGGGCACCGCATCTAGCCGCTCGATCGTAAAAGATAAGGTCATGGTGACTCTTAAGGAGTACACCGGCCCTGCTGATCCGACTGATGCAACCGCTCCCTCCACCTTCAAGGTGGCACGGGAAACCCTGCTGACTGCCCAGCGCCTGCTGCTGGACACCGGCAACCTGAACGTCTTCCACCAGAGCATCGGTTCTCTGACCCTGCTGGATGACTACCGCCGCTGGCGTGATCGTGTCTTCGCCGACGAACTGTTCAAGGCTGAGGCAAACGGTCAGTCCGATGGCAATCAGGGTGGCTACTACTACCCCCTGAACAAGACCAAGGGCACTGCAGCTCCCTTCCTGTCTTACGCCGCTGGCGAATCCGCCAAGTTCGACGTCAAGACCGACCTGCTGCAGGTGGTTAAGGACATGCGCAAGCGCAACGTCCCCACCTTCGCCGATGGTTACTACCGCTGCATCGCAGATCCCACTGCGATGATGCACCTTCGCCAGAACGATGCGTTCCGTGAGATCGCTCGTTACGCCGGCAACGGCATGGTGAACCCCCTGCAACCCGAGCAGGCTCCCAACGCCAACTTCTTCTATGGCATGGGTCCCGCTTACGGCCAAGCAGGTTTCGTGGCTGGTCAGCCCGTGATGCCCACCGGCTTCCTCTTTGAGGGTGTCCGCTGGTTCGAATCGACCAACCTGGCAGAAAAGAGCCTGCAGGTGACCATCACCGACGCCTCGATCACGAGCGCCGTGACCACCGCAGCTCCCATGCTGTTCTTTGGCCCCCAGGCAGTTGGCGTAGGTATCGGTGGCAATAACGCCCAGATCCTGCTCAACAATAATGATGACTTCTCCCGATTCATCATTATGATCTGGAGCCTCTTTGCTGGTTTTGAAGTGCTTAACCGCGACTTCATCACCGTTGCTTATTCCTTCGTTTATTGATAGGAGTTAAGTAACTATGGCTAAGAAGATCTTCCCCGGTAACTGGGTTACCAACCTCAGCAGCTATCAGGGTCAACCTGTCGTTGCTGTCCCCGGCCGCGTGTACTACCACAAGGTCGGCTATGCGCTTGTCGACTCCACTGGCGGCACGTCTTTTGACGTGGTCATCCCCAGCCCCGACCTGCGTGCTGATGACAAGGTGCGTGCAAACATCACCGGTTTGTTCGTGCCCGCTGGCGCCACTGTCTACTCCCTGGGCCTGCGTGTGGCTGACACCCGCAAGGACAAGGGCGTTGGCACCGCCAGCTCCAGCCTTAGCGGCACCAACACCAACACCCTGAAGCTGGCCTCTGCTGTGGCCGCTACTGCTGGTGGCGTTATCTCCACCACTGCACTGGGTACTACTGCAGCTGACCTGGCTGTGGCTAGTGGCACTATCGCCCCTGGCTCCTCGAAGTTCAGCTCTGCTGGCGCCACCCTCTCCGGTGGTCTGACCCTGAAGGTGTTTGTCGCTGACAACACCGGTGCCTCCGCTGGCTCGACCCTGAGCTCCAGCGCTACTGGCGGCACTCCTGTTATCTGTGAAGTCTCGTACTACATGGATGACGAGGTTGCAGGCGTTGAAGACACCCTGCTGCCCTATCTGACTGAATCCTGATTCAGTATTTGTTTCCCTAAGATGAGGGTGACTGGACATCCAGGCGCCCTCTTTTTTTGTACATATGGCTCTGTACCAGAACACCAAGACTGGCCAGCTAGTTGAATTCATCGGTCACCACGACAAGGAGTGGGCGATGGTGAAGAATTCAAGCGGCCAGGTCGCCTACGTTGCACTCGCTGATCTGGTCAGCTACGAGTCTGGCAAAGGGCGCACCGGCGAAACTCCTCAGCCCCAGAGCGCTGAGATTGAAGTCGACGAAGATAAGCTGCCCGAGACAATCATCCCGGCAGACACTCGTCTGAACCTCAATGCCGCGACAGCTGAGGCGATTGCTAAGCATGTCAAAGGCATTGGCTATGCGACTGCTAAGAAGATTGTCGAACTGCGCCTGTCTCTGCCCGGCGAGCGCTTCAAGAGCTTCGATCAGCTGAAGAAGATCGGCCGTGTTGACTGGGATGAGGTCATCGCAGCTGATCTTATTTTCATCGGCTAATTCTCGTAGAATTAGTTTTAGGTCGCTGAATAACCTTGGAGCTCAACGACTACGACAAAAGCCGTTGTCGCTTCCATTTGGGGTACAACGTAGGAGCAAATCTCCCGGCGGGTGACATCGCTCGGCTGGAAGAGGCGATGGCCAGGGTCCCGGATAGTTATTTCTATTCGCGGATCCTTGAGCATATGGATCGCTGCGATAAGGCCTTCAAGGTCTCGCAGGTATTCCGCGTTGAGGATCAGCCCCAGCCCAGTCGGGTTGAGCGGATCACGGGTGACACCGACCGCGCAATTTTCCAGTCCGAGCCGCTCAAGGCTGACAAGGACTACTGGGAGGTTTATCTCCGCGAGACCGATCGTCTTGCGGAAACCCTGTACGTGGCGAACTATCGCCGCGATGAGGTGAGGCGTTATGCCTACGACCGGTCTGGCTCTGAGTTCATCATGGCCATCCCGGGACCAGCTGACACGGCTGTGGGCACTCGTGTCATGCAAGCCCAAGGTGCAATGAACTGGAGGTAATCAGTGTCCGAACACGGTAAATGGGTAATTGTTCCGGGCAACCAGACTCTGTCGGGCAAGCCTGAGCGTCGCTTTCAGATGAAGAGTGGCCAGTACAGGGAGACTGAGCCGAACTCGCCTGAGTGGTATGACGCGATGTATGGGCAGCCTGCTCGAAATGTCATAGGTGGCATTCGGGACTTCATGAATGGCCTGGCACTAGGGACTGAAATCCTGGTTACCGGAAAGGCGCCTGCGCGGCAAGAGCGAACTCAGCAGCCAGTCCCGAACCGGGTGCCGCCTGATCCTCGATACAAGGAGGATGAGCTCAGGCTGGCAGCAGCCGCAGAAAAGAGCACTCCAGTCGTGCGTCCCCTGCTGAGCGATGACGCGAGCGCTCGGGAGTCAGCCCTGACGGCCATGCGTCAGCAATACATGCCAGGCGCATCGATCTGGGGAACTGACGACGGCAAAGCAATCATGGAGGCCGCAACCAAGAACCAGTACACCGGTGATGCCGCCGGTCTTGCTGACTACTACACCAACCAGCAGAGAGCAGGCCAAGGCGGTATCGAGGAGATCATCTCCGCCATGGAATACGAAGGCGACAAGGCCAAGTGGGCTCGTGCGAACCAGGGCCTGGCGCTTCGTGAATACAACAAGAAGATGGCCAAAGAGCCAGCGCCCTACGCAACGGCTGACAACCAAGTAATCACGACAGCCGAGGACGGGACGCAGCGAATTGGTGAGGGGATGTACGGCTACGTGCCAGAGCTGGATGGACCTCCATCAGCTCCCGGCGAAGTCCGCGAGGCAAACAACAATCAAACCGCTGAGCTCCAGGGCAAGCGGATGTATGACCGCGCATTGGCGCTGCTTCAGGCAGCTCAGCGGGGTAACTGATCATCATGAGCTATCCAAACTCTGACTTCTTCAAGCACCGTCAAGGGCAGAAGCGTGCCACTCGTATCAATGAGTGGTACGAGGACAAGAAGGGTAACGCAGAAGCAAGGAATTTCTTTTCCGCGTCGAAAGATGGTGTTCCCAACAATCCGACCAACTATCAGTCATTCACTCCAATTGGGTCTTCCTTTACTCCTGATGGAGAACCCCATGGTGATCTTGTCTTCCGCCGTAATCCTTACGGTGATGGCGAGCAGATAGTGCAAAGCGAGGGTCCTAGCTTTAAGCGTCCAACCCAGTGGGGCAGGTACAACGAAGGGTCTGGCATGACTAAAGATGCTGGCCGTCAGAAGTTCATTGAAACGCGCGGTCCAGGTAGTGAAATGTCAGAGCCACGCGGGATGAATACTGGCATGGGCGGTTTCGGTCAAGGCCCGCGTCGTGACGAGGGTCGCCCACAGCACAAGGGCAAAGGTCACCATCAGAAGTGATCAGAGCACCTAGATAGGATTAGTTAAAACGGAGGCAACTCTTGGCAACCAGTAGTTCCAATAAGATGCCGCTGCTGGTTGACCGGCCGCTGCATTCATTCGCAACTCTTGGTGGCGCAGCTGCGCTGACCACTGCGACCGATTTCAATACACCAAATGGAGGTGGCTGCGTCCTCCTGGTTGATTGCCTAAGTAACGACGGGGCTGTAGTTGACAGCCTGTCAATCATGGCCAATGAGGCAAGCACCACGGCCGCAAAGGTTTTGGTATTTCTGAGTATCGCGGCTAGCGCAGCTTCCATCACTTCCGCGAATACAGTGTGCGTGGCAAACGCAACAATTAGCTCGTCCACTGCTGGCACGCGGACAAATATCTCGCTGCCACCGCTGTCGGTTCCGGTGCCGAACCTTGCTGGCCCGGCAGCAACGACAACAACGTTTGCATCTGAAACTGACAAAAAGAATACGGGACTGTATGTACCCTCCGGCGCTGTGCTGTATGTCGGCGTGAGTCAGGCATTGACTGCCCCTAGCTCAAGCACCCGGGTTCACGTCTTTGCTCAAGGAGGCTTCTTCTAATGAGTTTCGAGTCAAACGTAAGAGAGTGGTATCAGAACTACCTGGGACGTGCGCCGGAACCTGCCGGCTTAAATCACTGGGTGAATGCACTCCAAGGTGGAGCAAACCTCTACGAGGTTCATCACCAGATCCAGAATTCAGCCGAGGCGCAGGCAAGAAATGCAGCGCAGCAGCGAGCTCAGGCGAATGCGTACAACAGTGTTGTAGGCGAAAGGGATAACTATGCGGGTCAGGTAAGTAATCTGACCAGTCAGATTCAGGGGTATGAAGACCGGTTAAGGGATTACCAAAATCAAGTTCAGCAAGCTCAAGATCAATACAACAGTGCTCTTGGGCAGGTGGCTGAATGGCAGAAAACAGCAGGCGACTATCAGTCTCAGGCGCTGGACTGGGAGAACCAATTCAACCAGCGGACAGCGGAGTGGGAAGCCGCTAGAGACGAGGCCCAGCGTTATCGCGATATGTCTGTTGGGCAGCAGTTGGCTGCACTAAGGAGCGGCGCCACCGCTGGTGGTTCGAACTCAACAGCGAACGATGGGAACCTTGCGTCCGGCAAGACCCAGTATCAAGGTGACCGCGATAAGGATGGAATTGTTATCGACAAGGACATCAAGGCTGAAAGCGGAATCCTGGCTAACAAGGGACCCGTTGTTGAGCGCATCACAAGGGCTGCTAAGCCAAACCCCTCGGCAGGGAATTCCAGCGCAGCACTTGCTGGTGGGACCGGCGGTTACTACGCATCGCGCTTTAGCTAAAGGAGGCTCGAAGGATGTCGATCTGGGATCAATACGCCAGGGTCTGGAATACAGGCGTTAAGGGCTTCGGCAGGGAGTCGTACGCCGACGCTCGAGCAGCGGGATATACCAACGCTCAGATCATGTCAGGGACCTCCGGCCGGCTGGTCGGCAAGCGGGCGATGGACATGATCAACGCCGGCATAAATACAGAGAATTCTCTGGCTTCTAGGATTCAAAGTGCTCAGAACGAGGCAGCCGGATACAAGAGTCAGCTATCGGATTACAAGAGTCAGCTGGATAACTACTCGAATCAGGTAAACAGCCTGAGCAGCCAATACCAAGCATCTCTGGCCAAGCAA